CGCCCCGGGCGCTACACCACTCCCACCCAGCCGTAGTTCGGCTTTTTTAACCCTTGGCCGTTGTCGTCGTCTTCTGCTGATCCGTCAAAGACTTCCGCATAATCGTCAACAAAGGCTCTGAAAGCTGCAAAAAAAAAGCGGCATAACCCCAAACGTCACCCATGTTCATCTGCAACATCGCCTCTGCGCGCTGCTTATGCCCCTTGCCGTCGTATGCCTTCGGCCACCACTTCCACACCCTGCACTCGCGTGAAAGCGTCGCCAATATCAGGTGTAAGTTGTCGATAACGCCCTGCTCGCTGGTCATGTCGTAGGAGTACAACTCCACGAGCTGCCCCGCGCTGATCTCGTCGATGAACCACTCAAACCGATACCACTTTCCGGCGACCTTGGCGTGACGATTGGCCGCCAGTGACGATAGCGATTTGCTGGCCGCGTTGATCTCTCCGTAGCGCTTGTTGACCTCCGCGATCGTCATCTTCTTGACCTGCTCGATCGGCAGGTTGTCAAGAACGGCGATGACGCCGATCTTCTTGTCGCTGGTCGTGTAGATGCTATTCGCCTCGATAGATACAATGCGCTGAAACTGGTCGACGGTGATTTTGTTGAGGATGCTCATATTGGATAGTTTGCTCCGTTGTTTGTGAAGTGCCTGAATAACACGGTCTCTCCGTTGTAAGTCAGCGCATTTTTGCCAACACTCCAAAACGAACCCGATGGCATCGCCGAGCCGTGGTTGTGAAGGTGAAACGTGTATTGCATTTTCTTCAGGCTATATCCGCCTGTGTTGATCAAATACGACATAAGCCACTGTTGCTTCGCGTAATGCTGGAAGCAACCAGCAAACTCCTGCCACTGATACTTGTATTGATTGTAAAGCTTGCGCCACGTCGCCACATTGGCAGCGATACACCCTGTGTTGAAGACAGGCGTCCGCCATGTCTTTTCGTCCTGCATGCCTGCCCATGGCTTGCCTGTGAATCCAAGGTTGTGCGCCTCCTGCAACAAAGTCTGCCCCTCAAATTGATTTGCGCCGACCATGATGTCTCCATCTTTCAGGTTATTAAGGGCGGATCGCTCTTTGTCATTCAGGCCGCGCTGAACGAACATATCGCCATCCGTGAAAACAACAACGTCTGTGTCTTTTACCTGCAGCCCATCAGCGTTGAGCCAATCGCCATGTTGCATACAGAAGTTTGGGGATGGTGCGCCGATAGCTTCGTGACGCAACCTGTAACACTCAATGTCAACGCTTGGCAGCTGCTCATTGCCAACGTAAACTAACATGTTCCGGTCAAAGTCGCTGTTCAGCTTAATGCTGTTCAGGTATGCCGTGATTTTTGGCATATATGAGGCATTCGCCCCTGTTGCAAGTATTATCATATTTCTTTTGCCGTTTTAAGCGCCTCCGCGATTGTGACGTCCATGTCCATGTACCGATACGTGCCAAGCCTTCCGGCGAAGGTCACCGATGGCAGCCGCTCCGCTATCGCCAAGTATTGATTCAACACCGCCTGATCTTCAGCCAACCTGACCGGGTAGTAGGGTATGTCGCCCCTTTCCCACTCTTTGCTGTACTCATAAGTCACGATTGTACTGTCGTGATTCTCCCACGGCGTAAAGTGCTTATGCTCGACGCTCCTGGTGTATGGCGTGTCAATGTCGGGGTAGTTGATTGTGTGGCATCCCTGCGCATCGCCCTCCTTGACCTCATGCCTAAAAGTCAGCGTCCGATATGCCAACGCTCCATATTCGTAGTCAAAGAAACTGTCAATCGTGCCAGTCCACACAATGTGGTCGTACTGCCTCAGCCTGTCAAACGACGCAGACAGGTGCAAGTTAATATTGGGGTGGTCAAGGATGCGCTCTACCATCGCCGTGTAGCCATCTTCGGGGATGCCTTGGTACTTGTGGTAGAAGTAATTGTCATCGTGGCTTAGACGCACTGGCAGGCGCTTAAAAACGGAAACAGGCAGCGTCTTAGGATCACGCCCCCACTGCTTCTGCGTGTAGCCCTTGAAGAACATGTTGTAGAGTGTCGTGCCGATTGTGGCCTCCGCTGCTTCCTCAAAATTTTGCGGTTCGATGTCAAGCCTTTCAATGTCCAGCAATCTCTTTGCCTCTTTCGGCGTCAATGCGTGGTTGTAGACTTGGCAGAGCGTCATCAGGTTTACCGGGAACGAATAGTGCCTATCATGCACCCTCGCAATGACCTTAAGCCTCACGTCGCGCATCGTGGCAAAGCGGTTGACGTACTGCCAAACCTCATCGTTGTCCGTGTGGAAGATATGCGGGCCGTAGGCGTGGACCATGATGCCGTGCATGCGCTCAGTGTGGCAGTTGCCGGCCACGTGGCTGCGCTCGTCGTAGACCGTGACGCGATGACCACGCTCTGCAAGCTCACGAGCGATGACGCTGCCAGTCAGTCCTGCCCCTGCGATGCCGTAGTGCTTCATAGACGCAAATCTACTACATGATCACATACCTGCCCCCAGCGTTGGCAGATAGCTTGTTGAGCGCGACGTACCTAACCGCGTCAATGGCGTGGTTGTACCTGTCAATCGGCACTCCCAGCGATGCGCCAGTCCTGTCCGTGTCCCAAGTATAGTTGCGTAGTTCCTTGATCAGGTTGGTCGATTCGCGCGTGACCAGTAGCGGCTGGCGCTTCAGGATGTCGATGCTGTTCCTGATGCTATCCGCGCCCTTCGTAGCCGGGTGAATGTTGAAGCCCAAGCGATGCACTTCTTCAATGCTCTTGGGTTCAGCACTGTCAGCAATGATAGGCCACGACCTGCCAATGCCCAGCTTTCGCAAATGGCCAGCAATGTCTTGGTTGGTCAGGCCTGATGAGTAGATGAGTTCATGCAGGAGGATAGCGCTGCCTCGCTTGTAAACCGCAACCACCGCCGTGGGATCGTTGGTGTATCCCCAGTCCATGCCGATGGCGACCAGCTTATCACCCGCAAAGTCAATACCGTCGACCTGCTTCCAATCATCAAAGACCACGCCCTGCAATGATCCGACCTCGCCCAAGCCGTAGACCTTCCACCAGTTCGCCCAGTACGTCGATGTCGCCGCCTTGACCTGCGCCGCTTCGATGTCATCGCGTATCGTTGCCGGTAGCGCCTCATTGTCGCGGTACGTCAGCACGATCAACTCACTGTCCTGCTCTGCCAATACTTCGGTGTGCGCCCAAAACTCCGACACCGGGTTGAAGTCGATGTAGATGGCTTCGCTCGTTCGGATGGCCAGCTGATGGTACGCCTCGAACTCGATGTTGTTAGCCTCGTTGATGTATAGCACCTGCCGCCTTGCCCCGCGTAGCTTCGCCTCCTGATCCGCGCTGAAGAACTCAATCGTGCTGCCATTCGCGAAGGTGTATGTCAGCAGCGTCTTGTTCCAGCCTTCATCACGCCAGCGGTTTGTCCACTGCATGACCTTGCCAAAGTCCTTCATCGCGCCACGGCGTAGGTGTGGTATGGATTCAGACACGACGCTGATTTCCGTTTTGACCTTGGCAGCTATGTGGATCAGGACTGCCAGTATGGCGTATGTTTTTCCAGCACTCGTGCCGCCTTGGATGACTTTCTTGCGTGCAGTCATCCGCCTGATGCGTTTTATGGCGGTTGTGTGTACGAATGACATTAAACTACTCGGCTATCGCGTCAATCGTTGCTGACGTGGTTGATGCGTGCCTGTGCTATTGCTACATATTCAGCCTCGCGTTCAATGCCGATAAATCTAAAGCCTTCGAGTGCCGCCGCTTTGCCTGTGCTTCCTGAACCCATGAACGGATCGAGGACTATGCCGTTGGGAGGTGTCACGAGGCGGCATAGGTAGCGCATGAGGTCGGTCGGCTTGACTGTTGGGTGGTGGTTTCGCACAGGATGCTTGCTGTCGCTTAGGCCGCGATATGTTCCGCCGTCGTCGCCAAACCTTGGCGGCGCGGCCTGTAATGCCTCGCATCCCGCATCCCTATCCTCTTTGCTCGCCTTGGCGCAGTAGAAGAATCGGGCCGAATCTTTGAGCAGGTCGATTGCTTCCTCGCTGCCATCGTGGATGAAGTTGGCAGGCCAGCGGCCATCAGGAAGTGGCGTTTTTGATTTTTCGTAGAAATAGTTACCATAAGAATTTACGGTGCCGCTTTTTGCTCCAATGAATTGCTCTTTCTCTCTTTTGCCCACCCTTGCCCCATCCACATTGATAGCCCCTGTGCCGTGTTGCAGGACATTCTCCGCAACAGTGCCAATCAGCGGCTTGCGGGCTACGGTGATAGGCTCAAGCGCAGGCTTGAGTGCAGTACCCCAGCCTTGCCATTGCTTTGCCGCATCGGTGGCGGGAGCGGTGACAGTGTTGTAACGCGGCACCTCAACAGTGTTCATAATCCCGCCAACTGACGAGCGTTTGCGGTGGAGTTCACGAGATACCACCTCCCGCTCCGCCCCGGCCTCACGGTCAATCGCCTTGCTCACATCCAGCGACTTCGGGAATCCCGATCCATACACCCACGCTATCATATCCCGAATCTCAAAGCCTGCATCCTCAATCCTTACCGCCATGCGGTGCTGTGTCCTCGTTCCGGCGAAGGCCAGCAGATGCCCGCCCGGCTTCAACACCCGAAGGCACTCCGCCCACACTTCAACGCTCGGCACGTCGTAGTCCCACTTCTTGCCCATGAACGACAGGCCATACGGCGGATCAGTGACGACAGCGTCAACGCTGCAATCAGGCATAGACCGCAAGACCTCGATGCAGTCGCCGTGTATCAGTTCAGTCATTGAATAGCGGCTGCTCGATTTTGACTTCGTTGTGCTGTTTATCGACCAAGCCAAGAACGCGCACGGCGATGCTGGCGTTGTAGACACCTGCGCCGCTGCCCTCGATCATGTCGCGGTCACACGTCGCGCGTATGCGTGTGAGTATGTGGGAAAATTTCTTGTGGTGTTCGCTCTCCTGCCTCTCGTAATCGCGTAGGTCGTAGCATCTTCCCTGCTCCGCAAGATACCCCTCAAAGCCGCGAAAGGTCAACGGACGCTCCTTCTCCCGATACGCACTCTGCCCCTCCTTGCCGACAAAATCGTGCTGCAAGTAAGGTCGCTTTTTCGTTTCCTCCTTGTACTCACAAAACGCCTCCCACATTTCTTCGGGCGTTTCAAAAATCGGCGGTCTTCCTGCTTTCTTCATGCCTCCATGTTTGTAACGATGTCAATGATCTTCTCTATGACCGCAACCTTCGCGTGCATCGCGTTGGGTGCTGTGCTTTCTTCGAGCGAGTCCAAGACGTTTGACAGGTTTGTCAACAGGTGTCCGCGATCCTGCCAATCCAATGCGCGCGCTTCCTGTTCGATTGTAATGTCGGGTTGTGTCTGCATGTCAATCTTCGTTTAGTTCGCCTAATTCTCGTAGCTTGTTCCTGCTCCATCCAAGAGCCGCCTTGCCTCCCCATAGCAGGTAGCTGATGTAACCGCAGTCACTCGTTGAGTCTGCGTTGTCGTAGTACGTTTCTGCTCGCGACAGGTAGCTATGCATCCGCTTGATCGTTTCAACGCTGATGCCCTCGCCCTTGGCCAGTTGCTGCGCCCTCACCTTGCCAGTTTGCGTTGCGCACTTGTTGCCGTTGCGCTCATTCAACTCAATGCCGCGCTTGGCGTTGTTGCGCACACCCTCGCCGTAGTCCGCGTATGTGTCAGCAAAGGCGCTGCGGTCTGCCTCCCACTGCCTCGCGCAAACGAGGTATCGCTGCTGCTGGCTCGGGAACTCGCTGGCAGTTTTGTCATCACCCATGCAACGCTGGATGAAGTCGGTCTTGCTTTCGCTATCTGTTGGTTTAGGTAGTGGCATAGTAGTAAATATCATTCAGTCGATAATCGTGCGCGTGATTCCTGTGCGTCCGCCATCATCTCCTGCAGTCGCGAAACGGCGCATGATCCACACCACCAGTTCGTTCGTCCGTAGCCGTTGGCGTTGGCGACATTCTCCAGCATCGACACCTCGCCCGGTGATAGCGACATCGTCTGCGATGCGTAGTAGCCGTCCAGCTTGTGCTTCACCGAAAGCACCTGCAATGCTTCGTCAAGTGTCATTTTTCGGTAAGTTTAATCGTTACGCATGTAAGACCTGCAGCGGATAGGCCGACAGGAATAGCAAGTAGCCAGTGCAGGTTGGAGGCTGTGATCGTCAGAACTACGCCCCACCAAAAGGCGAGGCAGGTCAGGCAGGTCAGCGGCTTGCACTTGGCATAGCGGTAGTACCACGCTGGCAGGACGTTATAGCGGTTCATCGCCAAGGAAGTCATAGTGGCCAAAAGCAAGATAGTAATCAGGTCCAAGTTCATGTTTTAGTTTTTGTTTGCAGTTGTTGATCGTGTACGAAATTGATCGCCAAGGTATCTTGGTGTGTCGCTCGATGAGTTTCTTGTTACCCAGTTCGAGCCATAGGAGGAATAGCTGCTTGTCATATGGGTAGGCACCGGCTTTTGCCCAGCCATCCATGACTTCGAGCGCCCGGTTAAATATCGCATCAGGCCGCTGGTCATACGGTTCATCAGCTGCCTCCAGCTGCTGATCGGCAATTTCCTCGCGCAGTTCATTGTGTCTGAAGTCGCGTTGAAATTTAGAGTTGCGACTTCGGTAAAGGTTGATAGCCATTCGCACGATGTAGAAGTTAAGGTATCCACCGGCGTGCATTGCTTCAATTTTATCGGCTGGCTTTTCATATAAGC